GTCTCCATAGGTCATTTCTACGACCGAAATATCGGGGGAATAACCTAAATTATTTCTGCACTGGAATAATCTGTCCGTTCTCATCGAACTCGTACTGCGGAAGCTCTTCCTGTTTCTTTCTACCACTCCCATGTTCACCACGATGCTCTTCGAAGTGACAGTCCTTGCAGAGCGATGTCAGGTTGTCCATGTTGAGAGAGACAGACACATCCATGATGCTGGTCGGTGTCAGGTGTGTCTTGTGGTGTACCTCTTCTGCAGGTCTGCCGCACTTGGTACACAAGTATTTGTCTCGCATGAGAACTGCCTGTCGAACCTTCGCCCATTCTTTGGAATTATAAAAAGACTTGGAAAAATCTCTCGCCATAAATAACTCCTTTGAGCGGAATATCAGTTTATTGCCAATATCCGCTCTGTGAAAAGGAGTTTAGTATGAAGCCTTGTGCTTCTGGCAATAAAAAAGGTCTCGCATATCAGGAAACCTTTGGTTTTTGAGCCTACGGCTCACTATAATTGTAACAGTTTTTTTGTGTGACACAATATGACATTTTAGGACATTTAGTGACATTTAGTGACATTTGATGACATCGTAGGACATTTTGTGACATTTTATAAAATACCCTTCTGCGATGTGTCCACCTCTATGCCCTTTGACCGGAAGAAATCAATACATTCTTTTGTCCATTTCCCCTTGACGATATTACATGGTTGAAATGTTCTGTATCCCCAGTCAATGATATAATCTCCTGAATTGATGTAATAATCGAAACCGAATGGCTGTTGTTCGAGTTCTATCGTCCAAGGATCGCAGTCTCTTTCAAGCACTTTAATGAGTTTGTCTTTGTTCCAGAGACCGCACATCAGGCTGACCTCATATTCTGAACCATGTCTGCGCTTCTTCCATCCGTTGTATTCGGTTGGCTCGTCCTGTGCATCCCATGACTTCTCGAAATTGAGACAGGCAAGATTATCTTCCAAAGCCATGATAATTTGTGCGACATCAATTCGGTGTCCGTCAACAGGTCTGCGGATGAATACATCGTCTATCATCAGGAGAACTTGGTCATCATCTATCGCTTGAAGGAAATCACGCAACCCACGAGTCCACTCGTTTAGTTCATGCGGAACAGGAATCGTGTAATAAAATGGGTTAATGATTCCGTCTGTGTAATATATCACTTTTGGATGATTCGGCCAATAGGTTTCCATGCAGTAATGGAATAATGGGAATGTGTCTGCGTTCTTGTCGCAACTTAAAACTGCAATAACCATTTTTTTATCCCTCCACATATTCTGCATATCCTCTGCCGATGATAAGCATTGCTCGTTCTCGTCTCATCCTTACTCGGTCTCCTGGAATCAGGTTTCTGCCAAGTTCCAAATCTCCATAGCCTTCTGTAACGACAACTTCCACCATGTCTCCGCCTGTCTTATATGCGTGCGTTGGTGTCATTTTGCCGAGATGCTTCTTCCACATCTTCACGATGTTTGTGTTGTTGCATGGAACAGGCTCGAATTTTGGAATTTTAGAGTATATTTTCTGCACATCAATGTTTCCCATGTCGAAGGGAATAACATAGCCATTTTTCCCTTCTACGAAGCCGATTTCTGGCAATACTTCGAGCGGAGTAGTCAAAACCGGAGTTCCAAGTTGCAATGATTCTGCCAGAGTGTAGCAAAATGATTCGATGTCGGATAACTGAACCACATAGTCTGCCTTCTGGAAGTACGATGTCACATCAAGTGTTGTGGGACAATGCACGACACCTGGAATGTTCTTTTTGAGTGACTGACCGGAGAACACAAGCCAGATGAAGGGAATATTCGCATTTCGGAACAATTCCGCCAACTGATACATCCGTTCTTCGCCCTTCTCCCATGTCAGCCGACAAGCGGACACAAGCAGGAGTGCTTTTTTCGGTTTCTCGGAGTTCGTGAAATTGGGAATGATTTCATGCTCCAAGTGTTGGTCTGCAAACGAGTTCGCTGCAGCTTTGGAAACGAAGATCAGTTCATCGTAGTTCTTCTTAATGTCCCAATGCCACTTGCCTGATGATGCAAGTTGGCAGGTGTGACACATCTGGATGCGCTTTTTGTACCTAATGGAACTCGGAACTTCATCGGTTAAGCGGATGTTGATAAGCACATTGCATTGGATAATTTTGCCAGAGTCTCTACGAACAGGAACGAAATCAGATAATCGCATGATTTGTTTCGGGTCCATGTGGTCAGTATAGACAACCATCAGGTCGTAGAACTCGGACATTTCCTTGCAGAAATTGTAGATAAATGTTTCGATTCCGCCTATTACCTGCGTATTTCCGCAATAAACAACCACTTGAGTAACGATGTCTGGCTTTTGGAACTCGCCATTCCTTGCTCGGTCAGTAAGCGATCCTTTGCGGCCTGCTCGGTATAAGTATATCTGCTTGGAGATGTATGTCTTTGATGTGGTTGGTGGTAATTGATTCAGGAAATCATCATCTTCTGCCACTTGCATCTCTTCGTTGAACTTCAAGCCTTTTATGTAGGTCTTTTTGAAAACTCGATTCCACACGCATCGGTTGTATGGGTTAAACTCGTCTGTTTCGGATCTAATTATCTTCCCCAGTCTGCCATCAATGGAGCGCCATGAAATATAAACTGTATCCGGTTCATTCTCAATACTCTGAAAGATATGAGACAGATAATCGTCAGAGACAAGGTCATCAGAGTCGATAAAAACGATGTATTGGCCTTTGGCTGCTTTAAGACCACGATTTCTGGCGGATGATACTCCCTTGTTGTCTTGGCGGATAACCTTGATGGAAGGATAAGGCGGAAGGAAAGGGAAGGTCGAGCCATCATCCACTACTATGACTTCGACTTCCGGTGTTAATTGCGGAGCGAGACATTTGAGCAGTTGGTCGATGTATGGTTCGGTGTTATACATCGGGATAATTATTGACAGTTTTATCATGATTTGCTCCTTTCGATTCTCTGTAGATGTAAATTCCATTATGGTCAGGGTTTTCGATGTAGTCATCACATTCCTTTTCAGTCCCAACGAAAACAACTTGCCATGATGATTCTTCGACTATTTCGTAAAGTTTCATTCTTCTTTCTCACTTTCTACTGAAATTTCGCTCACCGCAAGACGGTAACGTTTTCCGTTATAGTCAAAGTTCAGCGCTTCATTGTGTTCTAAACAATACTGCGCAACGGCATTAAACGCTTCATCCGTTACATCTGACTTGTTTACCCACATAGTTTTATTTTTGTTAAACGTTCCAGCATAAATTGCCGTTATTCCGCAACCGATATGATATTCTGCCATTTATTCTTCCACTCCTTTCATTTTTCGCTCACAATTTGGGCAGACATTCCTTTTTGGTGGCAAATAAAACTCTTTATACCCACATTTAGAACATTTGCACCATTTTTCTTCATTTCCGTCATTTCCATCATTGTCTGCTATATAGAATATCCATTCTGCTGTTTTCTCTGCACTCGGCACATCCTTAACTGTTTCTATGCTTTCTATATTTATATCATTTATTAAAGCCAATAATTCAACGAGTATATCTAACTGTTCTTTGTCGTTCTCGTCGCACATTATAGCAATATTACCTATTCTATGCTTTATCTGTTCTATATTCATTCTTCCTCGCTTTCTGCCTTGTACTTGTTAATTGTTCGGATAAACAAATCAATCATAGCATCAATCACACAAGGGTCTTTTGCTAATGCCTGTTTATCTGCTTGAAAATACCATTCTTTTATCTCTGTCTTTATATTATCTAATATACAATCGGTACAATCTCTATATTTCCCTTTACACTCTTTTGACAAATTACGCTTACATAACCACACATTATTTCTCACTTTCTTCCTTATATTGTTCTACATTCTCTTTCCACGCACAAACTCCAATACTCCATCCGTCCTCGATACTATAATAACTTGTGGATAAATGGTTTCCAAAACCTTTAGAAGTCCATACAACATATATATCATTCTTTTCTGGCAATCTCTCTGATACAGAAATCCATTTTTCCGTTTTCTCTGCACTCGGCATATTCTCCAGTACCTCTAAAACATCTTTATTTTCAGCAAGTGCATAATTCACTAATTCAATCGCATTGTCACGACTGATTAAATCTCCATCTGTCTGCTTTTCCGACATTTCTCCGACATTCTGCTGACACATTCCGACATTCTCTGTTAGTAACACGGAATTGACCGCTTCTTTCAGAGTTTCCATTTTTCTAATAGCCTTGTCAGCCCCGACATTTCTCTGTAACAGAGTTTCACGGAATTTTTCAAAACAAGCATTATAGCCGTCAACATAGGCTTGTAATTCTCCGTCTGTTCGTTTAATCATTCTTCTTCCTCGCTTTCCTCTTCGTCCTTGTAAATCTCATACAAAGTGCAATCTGTATTAGCGCATCTGTAAATCTCTGTCCCATAACTCCCCTGCCGTTCATAATATGGGCAATTTGAAACCCATTGACATTTACTACCGTTCATTCTTCTTCCTTTCTCCGACCATTCTCGGTAAACATATCGGTCATCATTTCAAAGCACTTGTCCTTGTCTATTTTCCGATTATAATACATACTCATACATTCACGGAATTTTTTGTAATGCTTTAACCATTCTGCTAATCGTTGGTGTTGCTCTGCACATTCTCCGCATTTGCTATTTGCTACTTCTTCTGCGTGTTTAATTGCTTCGTCTATTGTCATTCTTCTTCCTCGCTTTCCGATAGTTCTAACAAAGTGAGTGCGTCTTGAAAACTATCCGTACAAACTATCTTTGTTTTTATTCCACGGCACTCAACATTTAATACCTTGCCCTTTTCCAAATCCCTTAATTCTTCGAGGGATATAATAATTAGGTTAATCATTATTCCTCCTTGTTTTCCTTTACTTTTTCATATTTTGCAAATTTATCCACAATATCTAACCACACAATAATATAAGTGTCGCCTATATAGAAGTCACAAACTTCGGCATTTGCATATTTAGGATGCAAATAATACATTGGAGAAAATTCTGACCAATACGGAACAAAAGCAAATTCCATATAATTGCGGAAATCTGCAATACTACCATTTCCGTCATTTATATCGTCTAATTCATCAAAGGCATCATCATAATACTTTGAATCGCAGACAATAACCGTTCTGTTGCTTAATGTCCATATTCCCATAAAATCACTTAATGTCATTCCTTATCACTCCTTTCCATCTTTCATCCAACAAATCACAATAGCTGCTCCGAAGAACACTCCTACCGAAAATGAAATTCCTGTCGAGATTAAAAAATCAATCATCATGAGTCATTACCTCCGCAAACATACTCACTCCGTTATCTCGGAGCCTGACACAATGCCTGTATGTGATTCCCATGCCCGAAGCAATGTCCATCAGAGATATCTTGCCGATGTAATGCTCTTGCAGCACTCTCTGCTCCTTGCAGTCCTTCATCTTGGAGAGCGCATCGTCAACCTTCAAAATGGCATTGGTGCGCTTTTGGGTTTCTTCTGCCAACTGTCGCTCATACTCGTCTATCTTGGCATAGATTTCTGTCATGTTATCCTGTGGGGAAGTATCCACTCGGTCTTTGTCGTAACGAATTGCGCCTGGAAGAAGAGTAGAGCGGAGAGACTCGATGGTTCTCTCCAGTCTCCTGATCTTATTGTCGCAACCTCTGACCTGTCCCAAAAAAACATAGGCTTCTGTTTTCGTCATGTCTGCTACCTCCCATTTACAAAATCTTCAAACTCCATGATTATCATGTCTCGCTCTTCTGCAATGCCTTCTTCGATTCCGCATCCGTAAGATTTGTTGTGACCTGGTAATGAAAGCAAAACATCACAGGAGCGGAGCAAGTCCTTGCAGATGACCATGATTTCGGAGTATGTCATTCTGTCAGTATTCATTACTTTGCATAGTTCGGCAGGGTTTACGATATCGTCATGACCAAGTTCTTCTAAAATATGCTGCGCTTCTGCAAAGTTTCGTCTGTAGTTCGTCATTCCGGTAATAGGACCGGACAAGTAAATTCTCATTCGTTTGCTCCTTTCATGTCGAATAATGTAATTTGGTCTAAATTCGGCTCCTCAGATTTGAGGAGTCGGTCCGGGACAATCTCTGGCATTCTGTCTCCCTTTGGAAGTGCAATGATTCTGATTCCTTCGTAAGCATCCTGTCCGCCAAAAGCAAATCTTGGATGTCTTGGTTTGTAAACATGCCAGTTTCGCCAAGAATACACTTCAAGCTCCAACCATGCTTTTGGAATGCGGTTTATTTTGATTTGCCAATAGTCCTTGTCATCGTCCCAGGCATTGATTGATTTGCGGATGTATTTCGCCTTTTTCTTTGCCGAAAGACATTGATTGCCGATGTGCGCTCGGTCAATCGGAACCATCATCGGATAAGGTGGTTCTGCACCGAAATCTAACCCGATATTCAGCGCATCCAGAAGAGCACATCCATCCACACGAACTTCAATGCAGATGTCTGTTATGCTTTGGTTAATGCCGATAAGTTCTTCAACTGTCATGTTTCGCCCTCCATTCTTCTATGCTTTTCTTACAAGTGACTTCTGCATTCACACATCCCACTTTCGGATGATACGGAGCGCAGTCACACCGAACAACTTCTTCTATCTGGTACTTGCACCATCCCTTGTGGACATTCTCGAATGCCATTATGGTATGTTCGCAAGTTTCGCATTTTTCTGGAATGTTCATATCATCTGTTCCTTTCCATACCTTCCGCACCAATAACTTATTCCGAAGCAGCCGACCTTGTAGGTCATACACTTCTCTTTGTGCGGACATGGCATCACATTTCCATTTTCTGCAATTCCCAAATACCACTTTCCGTATGATTCTTTGTTCAGGTAATATCTTGCTCCGACATACCAACCTTTCTGCTCCAGAGTGACATTCTTAATCTCGGCATCTAATTCGCCCTTGCGAATGTTAGTTATTTCAACGATATTCTTCCCATTCAGGAATCGGCTGCCGACTCGGAACAACTTATCAAATTCTGTTATCGTAAAACTCGGCTCGTCTTCTTCGTCTTCTTCCGATTCATCCACTTCCATCATGTCGAATAACGATATTTGACCTTTAAGTAGAATCATCTGTTCTCCCTTCTAAAACGGAGTATCTTCGTCAATAGGCTCAAACCCATACGGATCGTTATTCCAGTTATATGTTTTCTGCAGAAAATCAACAGTATGCTCTGCAATTCTCTTGCTGCCCGGTTCGAACACCAACTTGATACTCTTTTTCTCTGTTGCGATAACTCCGGTAAGACGATTTTTTAAAACTTCAAGCCTTCTCTCGGAATCATCCAATACTTCTGCCAATTCCTGTTCTTTATCATTCTTCTCCCTTTTCGGTCTGCTATAACTCAAAACGATGTCTGCTCGGTCTGTAATATTCGAAGATCCTGCAATATCATCATTGTCAATTGCTCCGTAGCTCTTTCTTGGATGCGCTATCAACAAAATAAACACATTGTATTTTTTTGACAGAGCTGCAAGGTCTCCGACAAACTTGCTCTGTTGTCTCCACAGGTCGGTGTCCAAATCAGGATCAAGAGCAGTCATAAGATTATCGAGCAAAATGAATCTGCAGTTCTTCTGCACAATAGCGACTTCGATAACTCGCAACAAATCTGCATTTTCATCCGCAATCGAAGTGTTGTCATAGATAAATGCCTTCTCTCCATACCATTGATTTAGCCTATCTTCATCACTTTGGCTGATTATCTTTTTCCTGGTAATCTGTCTGTCCATCCAATTTCGGAAGAAGAAATCAGGCAACTCTCCCGAATAGAAGAAGCAGTTATAGTCTTGGTCTAATGCTTCACATCCCCACATACTTGCCAAAGTAGATTTGCCATCCCCTCGTTTTCCTGTGAGAATTGCCAACTGACCGAACCGGAAACCGCCATCCAGAACTCTGTCCAAACTCTTCAAACCAGTGGTCATCCATTCCATCTGCATGATATCGACCTTTTCAACCTTCGCCATCGGTTTGATGCAGTCCAAATTCTGCGCTTCTGCATTGTCAACTGCTGCCCTGACATATTCGGGACCGTACTCGTTCAGGATCTCATTGGCATCCTTGCAGCCTTTGTAGTCCTCAACCTTAACAACTGCGACCTTCATGGGCCATCGTCTTTTTATCTCTTCTGCCAGAGTAATCATTCCGTTTTCGCAGTCTCCGAACACAACGATTCTGTCAAACTTCTGTATCCAGTCCCAACAATGCGGTATCCATGTAAAGCCGTTCTTCCCTGTTGGAACTGAAACTGCATTCTCTATTCCTGCCTGTGTGCAACTTAACGAATCTATCTGACCTTCTGTAATAACAAGCCGACCACCTTCTGAACAATGATTCATCCCGAATAGAATCGGCTTACAGTTCTTCTCACACCATTCCTTGTGTCCGCCATTGTCTTTGTTGAAATAAAGATTTCTGTACTTAATGAACTGCAGATCTCCGTGCTCATCCCGGAACGGAAACACCATGATATGCTCTTGCTTATTGCTGATAGTGATTTCATACTTTTTGGCGATTTCCGAGAAGATTCCTCTGCTATCCAAATAATCGATGGCTTCGTCTTTTGTCTCGATGTGACTGTTTCTGAACTCCCTGTATTGCTTTTTGGAATAATCAACTGTCTTGTAATACGCATCCGCTTCTCTGCCGAGTGAGAAATCAAAGTCTCTGCTCAACACGATCATGTTGCCCCTGACTCCGCATTTGGCTCTCTTGCATTCGAACTGTCCTGTCTCCAGACTAATTGAAAATGTCTGTTTATCCTTCGCCTTACAATACGGACATTTCTCGAAAACCAATTCACTCCCCTTGCGGAATGTTTTTATTCCTCTTTCATTCGCAAACCGAAATACATCTTCCGGTTTAAAGTTGTAAATACTCACGAATTATTCCTCCTCTCCCGACTCATCTCTCTCTTCCCAAGTTTCGGTTTCAGGATTAAAAAAAAGAGAATTTTGGGAACATTTCTTTTCTTTTTCTTTTAATATATGTCTTTTAATATGTTTTTTTTGTATGTCATCCGTGACAGACATATCCCTGTCATCGTTGACATGGTCATGGTCTCCATCTGTCATACATATACTGTCATCATTGTCATTGTCATCCGTGACAGACATAGCATCCCATTTTGAGTATTTTTTGTTCAAACCATAGACATTTGCTCTCGTCTTTTTGTCGATGCCATATTCGATTAAAATATGTCTCTCAATGAGTCTTTTAATAATACGGCTGACATTCCTTGTACTTATTCCGGTGCCTTCTGCAATGTAAGATTTGGATAAAGGGAACTTCTTTTTGTTCCATCCGTAAGTTGCTCGGATGATAAACAGAACAATTCTCAACTCTCTTCCTGTGAACTCTGTTTTGCAGATGGCTTCCAGAATAGGGTTAAACAACTTTGTATAACTGTCTTTCCGTTCTTCAGCCATAGTCCCCTCTTTCCAACCTTTCCTTCAATTCTCTGTACAGAATCTGATGAATCATCTTCCCGGAAGTCTCGCTTTTGCAGAAAACCACCTGAACTCCGTATCTCGCCATAAATGCCGTTATGCTTGCAAAATATGATGTCGGGTTAAACTTGGTCTTGTACCTGCCATTGATTAAGTTTTCCCAGGTCGCATTCTCGGTCAGCAGATAGATGGCAGAATTGTTTTCCTTCGCTCGGATCATCTCGGCCTCGAATCGTTTTCGTTCATGAGTGAAACAGGAAGATAACTCTTCGAGATTCATTTTGCGCTCGATAATCGCAGGCCCCTTAATTCGTTCTCCTTCTGGATAAACTTCTGAACCACCTATGCAGAATGAGAAGGTGTAATCTCCGTAATCTAATGTCTGCCGCCGATACGGACAAGGGAATGCAGCATATCTGCGTTTTGCTCGTTCAGATGGCTGCTCCCTCGTATCGACCAGAATAATCATACTTTTTAAGCATTCTTCAATTTGGAACTGCTCCATCAGAAGGGCAATTCTTCTTTAGATCCGGCAGGAATATTCATGAAACTATCATCGGAAGCTGCAGAACCGGAGTCACCATTTCCGCCCTTGTATCCGTTTTTGGTCAGAAATTTTGTTTTAAATTCTTTTCCAGAACGGACATCTTCAACAGGCGCACCATATCTTGCTTCTGTGTAAACTATTTCTCTTCCGTCAATGACAGTTCCTGTCTCTCCGAATACGATGCCGACCATCTTGTTCTTCCATTTCTTCTCGTCCCAGTCCCAAACATAGCCTTTGTTCGATTTCTCGAAAGCATCCGTCCATCCTGCGAACTTCTTTTTGGTGGAAGCATCTCTGTCAGAACCGTCATCCTTCGGTACCCAAATGTTGACCTTGCCCGGCCATTTCTTATCTTCGGAAGTATTGGCTTCGAACTTCTTTGCAAAGTAGTCCTTGTATTCGCCTTCCACGATATCGAATGCCATTACGATTCTGTCTCCGTAATCTGCAGTTTCGTATCTCACTTCCTTGATTTTGCATACATAAGCACCTACAGGTAATTTCGGCAGAGTAGTTTTCTGCGCTTCCTTCTTTGCGTTGTCATAATCGTTAAATTGTTTCATCGATAATTCCTCCTAATCCTAATCTTTTGATTTCTTTTTTTAATGTTTGAAAATACACTTCGAGACCAAGTTTTTCTCTTAAACCTTTTTGCATTCGTTTTAATTCAAAATAGTTTTTAATAACTTGTTGAGTGTAATACAAATCATCTTCATACTTTCCGTATAATGATTTATGCGGTTTCCTATAAATTTTTTTTGGCATTTTAGGGCATTCACCGTATTCAAATCTTGCCTGTCTCGCATTCTTCCTACATTCTTCAACTTTCCAATTCACGAAATTCTCTTTTTTAAAATAACCATGTTCAGATGTGACCATTGGAATTTCGTTATAACTTCCAAAACTGTCAAAGAATGTCCTGTCCCTGGAGTCATCATTCACAAATAAATATGGTTTCCCAGAATCTGGATGTAAGCCAAAAGTTACTTTTCCGTCATAACTTCCGCCACCGCTATCATCTGTTTCTTGGCAAAAAATATACATTTCATCATCAAACGCATCTTCGAAGGCTATTATTCCAGACCATTCATCGTAACCTGCGCCAGAAGAGATTTTTTGATAGCATTTTTCCGTTCTTCGCCTTCTAAACTTTTTCTTTTAACCTCAAAATACGAATGAAATTGCGGAAGATAGAAGTCAGGAAGATAATTTGTACCATCGTGCAGAACGAAACCTTCCAGTTCGTATTCATATTCAATGCCAAGCGAATCAAAGAACACTGCCCATCTTGCTTCAAGTCGACTCCTGAATTTGTAACCGTTATATTCGGTGTCTATTGCCTTGATTTCTGCCATCAACAGTCCTCCTATTTCTTCTTTTCTTCTGACCATCCGTAAAATGTGCGGATGGCATTGTCTACGAGCTTCAAATTGTTGTCGATTTCTGCTTCCTCAAACATCTCTTCCGGTGTCTTGGTAATGTCTCTGCCATCGGTCTGTGTGCGGAAATAATGTCTCTCGTTATCAGACAGACACCTGATGCAGATAGTGACCATTCCTTCCAGACAGACCTTACTGTCGATTAACTTTCCGATCGTCTTGATTTTGATGTCTCCTGTGATGTCGCTTGAATCTTCATGGAACATGATGTAAACAATGACATCTTTGGGAAGTTCTGATTTGATTCGCTTAATCAGGTAATACATTCTGTCTGCGATATCATCGTACATTTCGAAAGATGCGTTTCCTGCTTTGTTCCTGTGGTTATCCATGAAGAAATGAGTCATCAGATATCCTGCATCATCAATAACTGCGATTTTGCATGGCATTTTCGTCAACTGCTCCATCAGTTTGTCGATTCTATCCGTGA